TATGCTTCTGCCTTAGCCTGCGTAATTCCGTTACGACCTCGAAATTTTCCAGGCCCTGGCTGGGCAAGTCAGCTCCGAAATGGTAGGACCTTAATCCAAGTACGTCTTCTACAAGTCCTACTCCTCCCGCTCTATCGAATATATCAACTGGATCGTACATCCGACAGAATTTATCGCGTTCAAAGAACCATTCCACTACTTGCCGAAACTTAGGATGACCTTCGCACTCATGTAATTGCATGATGCCCCGAGCGCTAAAGAATTCAGGAGGCAACCCCTTATGCAGCCTTTCGAGATGCAGAATTCCATTAATCGTACGCATGAGGCTTCGTATACCAACACAAATGCCTCTAATGCGATAGCGCCTGTGGTGTAACCTTTGCAGGAATACCACATATTCCGAACTGAATGATCCTTTATTCGGTGACACTTTCATTCCATATAGATTATGGAAGTAGTCAGACAATTCCTCCATGCTGATAGCCTGATCAGGAGACCAAACCCCGTCGTCACCTAGAACTTCAAGGTCTAGCCAGTTAAAACCTAAGTCTATGCTGGCTGCAATGGCGATAATTATCTGAGCTAAAGAATCAACAAAATTTGTTGATCCCTTCCCGGAAGGTACCCCACCATCACGACCAGTGAGGATACCGTCAGGTGTCACGAGTCCAGAGGAGAGAAAGTCTCGCCTCATCCACTCTATTCGAAGACCGTCACTTTTAACGAACCAGAGCCTTAGTAAGTCAAACGCCATATTGATGGGAGTGCTAGGTAAGCTTTGGTCGTACCCACCAAAATCAACACCGACTATGTCAGCTACAGATCGGTCTATTATCTGAGTCATCCGCCTATTAATCTGGGTTTTATTATTCCAACCCACAAATCCTGGTTTACTCTTCAGATATTCAACCGCCACAGAGACCACACCTATTGAAATGTATGTCTCAGTGTGGCCACTCATCCAGACGAACCTATTCTTATTATGATTTGGTTCCCCCGTTGGCTGGCCCCTCCAACCCACTACACATGGATAATCATTATCCTTGTACCCACGTGCAGCTATAAGTTTGGCTCGTTTTAAGTATTCTACCTCAAGTCTCTTGTCACGAGTAAACTCCGGAAGACCGAGGTTCTTTCCTTTTGGTGACGCCCTATAAGAATCATCTAGACTCAGGGCCTTTAATGAGTGTGGTGGAACTAATTTAGCCACTCGGAGAAAAGCCTTGCGTAGTGAGATCGATGACATAACCTCCTTTTGAAAGAAGTATTCTGACACCTTATCTCTCCTATCTTCCCAAGGGTCCCTAATTGAAAAGGGGCCAAACTTTTCAGCTTCCCTATCCTCAATTTCCTCAAGTGGTTGAATTAGTGTGGTGGCTATAGAACGTAGTTCCCGTCCATACGCTAGTTCTTCACCTTCAAACTCCTTTGGAAGAAAGGGAGTTGTATAGTTGATGGGTTGCCCAGCTACCACACTAGTGAGAAATGACTGTAATCTCCGCCAAGCGTTGTCGTTTAAAACGCCATGAAGAGATTCCAAACTCTCAACTTGCATAATCATCCTATAAGGGTAAAAGTGTACCCACTCCAGCTATTAACGACTTAATCTTATTAATTCGCGAGCGATACTGAGTAGATGCAACAAATGATCTCGCTCTTCACTAGTTAGAGTCTGATCATTAAGTAGATCTAACAACATCGTTTTATACGCTTCTAAGTTTTCCATTCCTAATGGAGATCTGCTTCCTAGCCGCTCTAATCATAGAACGGATAATCACTAATCCATGTATGCAAGCGGAGATCAACAACAGTACAAACCAAGTGTCTAACATGTGTACCTCAAAATTCACAATCAACGCGACCAGACTAGCGCCCAGTAAGCTAAGACTCATATTTCTGTAATAATACAGATCATGGAGTCTCTTAGCGTATTCGGAAATCTCCAGTCTAATCACTCGCTCTTGCGATTGCACCTCAGCAGTACGTGACCTCACGATAGCACTCTTTTGAATCATTACAGATCCCTTTCCTTTCTTCACCTCCAATCTGAGGTATAAA